GTTCGTGGACAATGGTCATTCACTAAGACGCTGGACGAATTCAGGGAATTCTCAAAGCGATACCCATACGTTACTAAATTGGTTGAAGACAAGGCAAATGGTACCGCCATCATGGATGCATGCCGGCAAGACATCGCTGGCATTACAGAGATAGACCCGAAAGGGTCGAAGTTAGCACGCGCACTTGCAACAACACCAGCAATAAGAGCCGGAGATGTTTACCTCCCACACCCACACTTCTTCCCGTGGGTAAACGCCTATATTGATGAGTTTGCAAAATTTCCAAACGCTGCAAAGGACGACCAGGTTGATGCAACGTCGCAGATTTTGAATTACTGGCAATCCGAAGGAAATCAAAGCGTGTCCGAGCTGTCATCGGTAAATAGAGAGTCACGAAAATCACTATCAGGGAGAGTGGGTAATCAATGGTAAAGAAAAAAGAAGTCGCGACCAATGCATCAGTCATTGAAAAGTTAACTGGAAATGAACCAAAATCAGTAACGGGTACGGCTATACAGTCTGGAAGAATTTATGAGGAGTATTTGGATTCCCTTAAAACATCTCGTGTGAACTATGCAGTTTATGACAAGATGCGTCGCTCAGACACTCAAATTCAAAGACTGGTTGTTGCGATTAAGACCCCGATCATTGGAGCTAAATTCGCCTATTCACCAAAAGATTCTCAGGATAAAGACCAGTTGAGGCAGGCTGAGTTTAAAACAGCCGTAATTAATGAATTTATGACAAAGAACCTTCAAGAAACGCTTACTGAAATCATAACATTTCTTTGGTTTGGGCATGCTGAGTTTGAGCCTGTTTATTATGTGAGGGATGATAAGAAATTTGGAAAAATAATCACGCTACAAAGGCTTCAATATATTAAGCAGTGTACTGTTTATGAGTGGGTTATTGAGCAAGGAGAAGTGAAAAAAATCCGGCAGCTTGTTTTTACCGGAGATGTGTCTGTTGACCAAACCATTGATGCGACTGACTTTTTAATTTTCACAAACCAGAAGGAAGGCGACAATTTCGAGGGCGTTTCCATTTTTCGCCCATGTTATGGGGCCTATACCAGAAAAGACCTATTCTACAAAATTGATATGATTGGCAATGAAAAGATGGCTCTTGGCACGCCTGTTGTTTTCGCTCCTGACAGCATCAGAAAAGATAAAAAAGAGCTAGAAGAATTACAAGACGTCCTTGAGAATTTTGCCGCTCATGAAAATGCATCGATGATTCTTCCTGATGGATTGAAAGGCGATGGATTTATGATCGTTAAGGGCGAATATAATTCTGAGGCAATCAGTAAATCAATAAATCGAGAAGATATGTCGATTCTCGCGTCATCGCTGCTGTCATTTCTCGAAATTGGTACGCAGCGTGGTGGTGGCAATGCACAGTCTGAAACGCTTTATCAAATGTTTATCGACTCAATCGATCACATTGCAAGTTATATTTGCGAGAAATTGGATGTGGTTGCCCACAAGGTTTATGTGATGAACTTTGGCGAGCCCGATGTTCATTTGAAAATGTCGGCTTCTGGGCTAATCAAGAAGAATCCAAAAGAAATTATGGACGTGCTTACTGGATATGCAAAGGCTAGCATGCTCACGCCAGACGAAAATATTGAGGCGAAAATCAGAGTAGAGAACGATTTACCACCACATGATATAGCGGCTGTTAAAAAAGAGCCGCCTGCTCCGAAAGATAAAAAGCCTGTCCCTCAATCAAAGCTTTCTCTTTCAGATCGTCGAGAGCTGACCGAATACGAAAAGGCGATAAATCTGGATGCTATCGATACACTTTTAAGCTCATCAGAGACCAAATACAAAGAAATCGTTCAGCAATATCTTGAAAAAGCAAAAGGGAAATATCTTGCTGACCTCAAAACCGCTCTAACAAACACAAATAAGACAAAGTCTATCATGGCTATCAAGATCGGATTCATGTCACAGCTTCAGGATGAATTGCGCGCATTTCTAAACGAAGTTGGCCTAAAGGCTCGGAAACAGGCTGGAACGGAATGCAATGCGGTTAATAGACTTGAAGATACGGGGTTTATCAATAACTGGTCGGGAATTTTTGCATTTAAGCTCAAAAAGATCATTGCCGGCATTGAATCAAAGCTAGAAGACGCTGCTACATTTGCGGCTATCGGAGCCGTTGGGGATGCGTTGACCGACTCGGAGGTGATCGCGACGACGTTAACCGCTATCGATAGATTCGTGGCATCAGCGTCAACCTACCAATCAGCAGGAGCCATTGTTAATGAGGTAGTGAATACAGAGCGAAATAACTTTTTTTTTAAGAATGCCGACCTGATACAGGGGTTTCAGTTCTCGGCTGTTCTTGATGGAAAAACCACCCTGATTTGCGCGTCTTTGGATGGGAAGACTTTCAAGATAGGTGATGCGGATGGACTTGAGTTCAGACCGCCTCTTCATTGGTTTTGTCGATCAATTCTTGTCCCAATCCTCATCGAGCAAGAAGCTCCGGAGTGGACAGGGCTTCAACCAACAGAGGTGCAAGGTAAAACTATCGACGAGATTATAAAGCAAAAACAATTTTAGTATTGCGCTAAAGATTCATAGTGCTATAATTCAGTCAAGAGAAAATTTTAAATATTGCTGAGCCACCTAATGTAGGGGCGGAAAAATTACAGTGTAAAAGCTGTTTTTTTTCCTCCCCTTTTTTTGTGCTCAAAAAAGGATCGAAAATTGAGCAATCCAGTTTTACTAAACGAAAAATCACACCTTCAATTGCTATCTAAGAGCAAACTTTCTAGCGCGATTCTTTTTGAAGATTCTGAGCTAGAAAACAATAAAGGCACGGGATATCAACTTCTTTACTTCACGGGCGACAACACTACCTACAAACACTGGATGGGAGAATTCTCAATCAATGAAAAAGTGTTGTCAGAAATGGTCGCAAATTTTAATTCTGGAATTGCGGGACAGAAAATCCCAGTTAACTATAACCACTATTCAAACGAAAAAGCGGCGGGATGGATTATCAATCTATATCTATCCGATGACAAAAGAACTCTTTTAGGTGACATAGAGTGGACTCCTGCGGGTGCTCAGGCAATCCGTGACAAGGAATATCAATACTACTCATCAGAATTTTACCTTGAAAAGTTCAAAACGAGCGAGACGGAGCAAACGTATTCAAACGTGTTATCGGGAGGTGCTCTCACCAATATCCCGTTCCTAAAAAAGACAGATATCAAACTATCAGAATCAGAAAATCAAGAAACAGCGGAGGAAGTTATGACAAAGGAAGAAATGATCGTTGCTCTTAAAGAGCACGGCGTCGATGTTGTTGAATTGCAAACGGCGACTGGATCAAGAGAAACACAATTGAGCGAACTACAAACAAAACTTAGCGCAACAGAGCAAAGACTATCTGAGTCACAGGTTGAATTGTCAGCATTAAAGTTGAGCGTGGCAGAATCTTCAGTTAACGCTCTATACGACAAGGCTTTATCAGAAGGGAAAATTTGTCCCGCACAAGAGGCTATGTTTAAGGGATACGTTAAATCTATCGACCTAAGCGATGCGGCTGAGTATGCATCAAAATTGCCAGTCATTGTGAAGTTTGAGGCTCATTCAAGTTCAGCAGGAAGCGATCAGGATGACTTGAGTGACGAAACCGTTCTTTTTGCTAAGGCAGAGGCATACTCAAAAGAAAATAAATGTTCATTCGAAGAGGCTGTTAAGGCCATTAAAGCAGGAGGTAAATAATTATGTCTGTAATTAGAGCAGAGGGTAATGTTGGCACGTTTATTGCAGGCGCGGACTTATCTAAAAATCAATATTTTGCAGTAAAGGCCGATTCTGTTGATGGCCAGGTTGTTCTCCCAGGCGCAGCTCAAAATTGTATTGGTCTTTTAATTAATACCCCTACGGCCACTAACCCCGCAGAGGTTGTTCTAGAGGGTGGGACGAAAGCAATCCTTGGCGACACAGTTTCGTTTGGTAACTATCTAGAGAGCGACGCTTCAGGGAAACTCGTTGCATCTACAGCCGACAAGAGTCCCTATATCGCGGTTGCTATGCAGGCGGGAGTGTCAGGAGACATTATCGAGGTTTACGTCAAATCAGGATTTTTAGCCGCATAGGCCACGGAGGATAAAATAATGCCAGGAAGAAATAACATTTCTGTAACAAACGCGCCAGTACTTGACAAAATTATCAAAGGCTATATGCCTGGTGATCAGCAGTTTATACACTCTGAATTATTCCCGACGATCAAGGTCACATCAAGAACGGGCGACATTAAATCAGCAGGGACAGAATTTTTGAGAGTTGGCTCAAAGTTGATTGTTGGCCGCGCAAAAACGCCAGAAATCACTGTCAGTCTTAGCCATGCGTCAGGTTGGGCGTGCAAGAAAAACGGCGCTAAAATAATGATCCTTCAGGAAGACGGAGAACAGTTTAATCAGCAAGACTACATGGCTGGGATGAGTGACGCTCGCACAATGTATGCGAAAATGGTCAAAACCAATTTGATGATCGCTCGTGAAAAAGAAGCCGCTGACTCGCTCACTTCAACAGGCGTGATTACAAACAACGTAACGTTGTCTGGATCAGATCAGTGGTCAGACGAGGCGAATTCAGATCCTGTTGCAGTATTTAAAGAAGCTCGATCAACCGTGCGCTCAGCATGTGGGAGAGAGCCAAACATAGCATATATGGGCTGGGAGGTTGCAGAAACTTTGCGCTTTCACCCGCGATTAATGCAAATGCTAAACGTTAGCAGCGACACTGCAAAATTGGATGGATTGGACGATAAGCAGTTAGCTAGAGTTTTGAAGGTAAACAAGGTTCTAATCGGATCTGTTCAGTACGAATCAGCAGCTGAAGGCCAAACAAGCTCTATGGCGAATATATGGGGGAAAGATTTCGGGATGCTCTATGTTAACCCGAACCCAACTCCAGAAGTCTTTGAATTCTCTTTTGGGTACAACTTCCAATTAGAAGACATCGTGACCGATTACTGGGACGTAAAAGACCCTAAAAATGCTCAATTTGTCCGCTCTCAGTACGACAGAGATCAGCTCATCTTGAAAGCAACCGCTGGATTCCTAGTTAAATCAGCAGTCGCATAGGGATTGTAGAGATGGCAAAGAAAGATAATCAAAAAGAATCTCCTCGGGAATCAACGCCCGAGGAGCAGCCCAAGAGAGAGGTTTATGTTGCAATTTCCGCTATCTCTCACGACAAAATTATTTACCGGATCGGTGACGAGTTACCAAGGCTATCCATTAAGACAAGAGACGCCCTTTTATCAACTACAGCAATAAAATTAAAGGAGTTGTGACATGCAAAAATATTTAAGCGGCCCATATTTGTCATTGGATGCAGAGGCAACGAATAAAGATGGAGATTCTGTAGCAATGGCAAACTCAGAGTCTGCGACAATTTATATCAGTTATGCGTTGAGTGGAATAACTCCATCTACAAAATTGACTGTTGAGGTCTCTCCAGACGGAACAAATTTTTACAGTATTGATGAACAGACAAAAACCGCTACAGGTAGCCACGCTGTTAATTTTAACAACGTGAACGCAACTCATGTGAGGGCTTCTCAGTCTGGTGTAGCTGGCACGGTAGAAACAACGGCAGTTGTAATGTTGGGGTCAAATCGTTAATGATTGCTAACGTAAATGTAGAGCTCAAAACAATTTACGGCGAACCAATAAAGCTCGCTGTTTCTGAAAAAGATTATTTGGAGATTCGCTCAACTTTGGTTGATGAAATCGCGAAAAATCCAGAGTCTTCTATCAATTTTGAACTTGAGCTCCTAAATAGAATCGAGTCGGCAAAGAAGCCTTTATTATTGAAGCAGGTCATCGTTGATGCGCTTCTTTTGCCAGCCGATTCAAACATTGAAGCATTGCAAAACTATTCACTTGCCCAACGAGTTGTGTTTGCCGTCGATGGGCAAGTTGAATTCTCCTCACTGGAAATCGAGAAAATAAAGAAGCTCGTTGCTCGCAACTATTGTTTCAAAGAAAAGGATGAGTCCGGCAAAGAAATAAGCCGTCCAAATCCGACAATCCTTGGACAAGTTGAATCACTTCTTGGAGCCGGTGCATGAGTGCTTATCCAGTATTAACGACATCGGCCAATGTGCAAGCATACCTATCAGGGGTTTCATTCTCCACTGATACAGCCCCTACATTAGCTCAAGTCAATAACTGGATAGCTCAGGCAACTAGCATCATTTATGGAGCGATTCAGGATCGATACGTTTTGCCAATAACAGAGGGAAACGATCTAAAAAAACTAGAGGCATTAGCAGACAGTTTTGTTTTGACAACGGTTAGGCAGGTTCTTGGTAGAAACCCAGCTAGAACGCTATCGGATGGCTCATTGGTTCCTATCGAATTAACGCACCGCGATTTCTATAAAACCGTCGAAATGTACTGCAATGGAACGATATCACTCGAAAATTCTACAGAAAATGCATCTTTTTTGAGCTCAAGCAGCTTTAATAAAAGAAACGATATTGCATTCGTCTCAAAGAAAAACGAGGTGATGTGGTAATGATCATGACCATTGATATCGATAATAAGACTTTCATGCAAAAGTTGTTTCAATTGCAGGGGCTATCCAATGACCTTCGTCCAGTTTTCGAGACGATCATCAGCGATTTTTACAAAGGGAATGATGCACTAACCTTTAGTGGTAGACCTGGGAAATACGCAGATTTAAAACCAAGCACGAAAGCAAGCAAGATGAGAAAGGTCGGTTTTATCTACCCGATTTTAGTATCAAGTGGACGTCTAAAAAATTCATTAATCAAAAGAGACGGACGGGACAACATTACCAAAACAAGTCCAAAAGAACTCCTTCTAGGAACGCAAGTGCCGTACGCGACACCTCTGCAAACTGGCAATAAAAATGGTAATAAGATGCCTGCCCGTCCACCTCTTTTGATTAATGTCGGTGGGCGTTTGCAACGGTGGATTCGTATCCTGAATGAGGCAATAGCACGCGAGGTGTCGAAATGATGGACATTGAAGTATTGATGGATGGCATCGAAACCATTGCTAAGGCGGAAATTCCGGCGTTGATAACGGCAATGAATACGGAGAAGGGTGACGCGCTCCTAGACGCATTTAACCCGAGCGCATTCTACAAATACAAATTACCTGGAGTAGGGCTTATGCCAAACTACCCTGTGTGTTTTTTGTTTTACATTACAAGTTCGGATGTTTTGGATTCGCAGAGAAGCGTAGCGGAAGTGTCGCATGAAATTGCGCTTGATGTGATTGTGAAAATTTCTGCGGATTCAACAGATAAAGACGAGCGTCGCTTGTTGAGACTACACAGAATCATAAAAAAACTCTTCACAGAAAAAATCAGCTTGTCCTATGACGAGATGAAGTTGAAGAGCGTTGATCTACAGTTTGGATCCGATGCGAACAAGAATCAGTTCGGGATCGCACAGATTGTGTTCACCGCTGAAATTTAAGGAGGAGGTAAGTTATGGCAAAAATAAATATGGTTGAACAGGATTCGGTAGCAAAGAAGGCCGTTGAGAAAGATGAGTTTTTATCTGATTTCACGGCAAAGAAAACGCACATTATTGTTCAAAATGATATTCGGATTGAGTTTATTGAGGGAAAAAAAGCGTCTGAGACAAACGAAGCACCTGTTCCATCTCGTTATGAGCAAACACTTAAATCAGAAGGCATAATCTAAGGAGGATTTTTTTATGTTGAAACGACCAGATACTATTTTCGGAGTACACAGCATTTCATTTATCAATAAATCTACAGGGCTTCCATACGGGGCATCTACAGCAGGAAACGGAATCATAAAACTCCTTAAAACAGCGAGCATCATGGATAATCAAGACCTTGTTGGCTTGAGCGGTGGATCATACTCTACGGATGTTGTCACTGAATCAGGAAAGTCAGAAATTAGCATTGATGCCAAATTGAGTGAGTACCCAGGATACATTTTTGATTTGATGGGTCTAACCAGAACTCGCAATAATGCAGAAGCTTCTGGAGCCGCGACAGAATTTGCGAATAAGATTGGCAGCAGCGTAAAACATGCAACTACCGGAGTTGCGTCAATTTCTATTACAACCGCAGCCGATAAAAAATATGGTCATTACCTTGTTAAGGCAGCCTCATCAACCACAGTAAACGTTTACGGAATCACAGATATCGATTTCAAAGGGAACGGCACTATTCTCGATTACGTTGATGAATCATTAAAAATCACAGCCTCCGCGCTAACAATCACTGCAGCAACACTTGTTGAGATACCTGGGACGGGGATATCGTTGACAGGTGGATCAGGAACAATCGGAATGACATCTGGTGATGTAGCAGTATTTGAGGTTAGAAAGGCAAATACTGGATCAGAGGTTATTACTCGCTACGATTCTGTTGCTCCTGTTGAATTTGAGGCCTATTTTTACTCACAGCGTCAGGCTAGCGGAGACAGACAAGCCATTCGCGCATATCGATGCGTAATGTCTACATCAATGCCTGGATTCGCAGAAAAAGCATTCTCCGAAATTCCTCTGAAGATTAGATGTCTCCCAGATACAGCTCAAGGCGGTAAAGTCTATGACTTTATGCGTGTATTTGCGGCATAACTGAATAATTAGGCGGGGGAAACCCCGCCATGCAAAGGAATGATCGAATGGGTAGAATTTCAGATATTTTAAGTTCAAAAGAGCCAGCTAAAATCGACATTTTAGGTGTTGAAGTTAAGTTTGGCCTGATTGATTTGCAGATTTTGCAGAAATTTGAGGCAAAGGGCATGTCGGTTACTGACCTGGCTGAAAATGCAACGAAATTTCCAATCACAACGGGAACGGAGCTCTGCTGGGAGCTGATGCTAGATTCATCCAAGCAAGATTTCGACAACGATTATCAGATTTTTCTAAAGGCTCTTGCGCCATCTGACATTCAAAGAATTATGGATGTTGTCTCTGGAGTGTTCGCCGAGTCAATGCCGACAGCTGACTCAAAAAAAAACGCAGTGGAGGAGACTCAGGAGGAGGCGACGACATAGATTGGGCGCAGATCATCTTTGATCTTGCCTATTTTTTTGGTTACACCCTAGACGAAATCATCAAAAAAACACCACGGGAGGCTTTTGCATTGGCGAACATGTTAATTGAACAACGTATTCGTGAAACAGGTGAAAAGCTGACTTTTGCTGGTCAAGATGGTGTTGCTTTTGTTGAGGAGCGTTTAGGCGATTCGGAATCTGTAATTAAAATGAGCGAGGAAGATGAAAAAGAGCACGCAGAATTTTCGGCAAGAGAGATGGAGAGATTAATAAGAGAGGCAAACGAAAGAGCAGAAAATGGCAAATGACAATGAACTAGTATTAAGGATCACCGGAGATGCATCAAAGCTTTCCCAAGCGTTGAGAGACGCAGGGGCGAACATTCAGGCATTTTCGAACAATACTAAATCTAGTTTGAATAAATCTGGGATGGACTCGTTTGCACAATCCATGAACCAGGTCTCTATGAGTGTTGGTCAAATTGCTCAAAAAATAGCTGTAACGACCGTTGCAATGAGCGGTGGCGTCGTAGGTCTTCTCGCCACATCATCAAAATTTGAGCAGTGGAATGTGGCATTCAATACAATGCTAGGATCATCTGAAAAAGCCTCTAAACTCATGTCTGAATTGACTGATTTTGCAAAGAAGACACCCTTCAATACAACAGAGGTGGTTGAATACTCTAAAAGACTGCTGGCAATGGGTATTCAGATGGAAGACATCATTCCCACAATGGAGTCATTGGGGAATATTGCAGCAGGTGTCGGCACAGAAAAACTTCCACAACTCGTTCTAGCGTTTGGTCAGGTGAAGGCGGCGGGGCATCTAACAGGTATGGAGTTACGCCAGTTCACCGAGGCAGGGGTTCCATTGTTGGAGGAGCTATCAAAATCATTTGGAAAGTCCACTAGTGAAATTCAAAAAATGATCTCAAATGGACAGATTGGATTCCCAGCCGTTCAGCAGGCTCTCAGCAATCTATCTGGCGAAGGTGGACGGTTTTTTAATTTGATGGATTCTCAGAGCAAAACTTTGGGGGGTATGTGGTCAAACGTGGTCGACAGTTTTACGTTGGCAGCAAAAAAACTTGGAGACGCGCTTGCACCTGCAGCTAAAGATTGGGAGAAGAGTTTATTAAATATTGCTGATGCGCTTCAAAATATGGATCCAGGTGAAATTGAATTGATTGGCAAGGCTATTATGTCTATTGCAACAGGGCTTGCAGCAGTTTGGGGGATATCGAAGGTTATTGGTATTTTTGCTGGGATAGCTAGTGCATTCACTACAATAATCGCATTATTCCCCGCAATTAAGGTGGCTATTTTTGGAGTAAAAACTGAAATTCTTGGTGCAAACTTAGTTATGCAGACAGTGATGACTGGCGGAATGTCAGTTGCAACAATAGCAGCTTGGGCCACTGGGGCAGCGGCTGTCGTAGGCATTTTGTATGCTGCGTACAACATTTTGGGGGATAATATTAGAAAGGCTCAGGAAGAGCACAAAGCGTTTATTGATGCTGGCGGAGATAAACCTGTCATTTTTAGTGCTAGCCGTTCGGGTGAAAAGCAACTAGAAAAAGACCTTGAGGATTCTTCTAATAAAATCAGAAATTTAAAGTATGCGCTTGATAAAGATATCCTTTATTCCCAAAAACTGCGTATTCAGCAACAATTGAAACTAGAGCAGGAAAACAACGACAGGATATACAAGACATGGCAACAGCAGGTAAAGGCCAATCAAGAGGCTGAGACTGCAAAGCGAACAGAGCATAAAAAAACTGCGCTTATAGTCGCTCAAACAGAAGATCAGAAAGAAGCCGCAGCTAAAAAAGCCATGTCTCAAATGGATGAGGATTTTAAACGGTACGTTGCCTCAATAGAAGCCGATCGTGATATTGACTTTCAAGACGAAATTGATTGGTGGAGCAAAAAACAGGCTAAGTATAAGGCTGGTTCATACCAATATGAGGAAATTGAACAACGAATAAATAATTTCAGAAAAGATCTAAGAAAAGAGGACGAAAAGGACGATACAGAGTCATTAAAAAGAAAGCTTGATTCTATCAAGGATAATAAGCGGCTTACAGAGCTATCGGTGAATGAGCAATATCTTTTCCAGCTAGATAAACTTTCAGCTCTTCTTGACGCCGATTTTGGGGCAAATGCGGAACGAAAAAAGCTCATAGAGGAAATTAAAAATACTCAACTAAGCGCAACAACTCAGCAAATGGAAGATAGTTTACTTGCGCTAAAGAAAGAACTTGATGCCGAGAATATAAGGCCCGCAAAAGTCAAAGAAATTGTCGACGCTATATCAAAAATAGAAAAAGACGGTCTCGATGCAAAAGCTAAAGACCAAAAAAAATACTACGATGAAATGTACACGCTAGGCATGAAGTCCGCCACTGACCTTCAGGGAGCGCTAGCTGAGACATTATCCAAGATGTTCACCGACAAGGAAGCTGGATTCTTGAAGCCTGTTACTGACGGCCTGACAAATATGCTAGGTGGCGTTGGCTCATTTATGGGCGGAGCCATTGGCGGGGTTGTCGCCCAAGGAATTGGCTCTATCCTTCAAGGACTTTTTGGGTCATCAAAGACAAAAACAGTCGCTCAGTATGCGGAAGAAGCCTTTAAAAAGATGGTAGACAATACAAACAAGACATTGGATGACATTGGCCGCCAAAAAAGCACCACAGAAAAACAATTGGATATTTTGGACATGCTTAAAACAGATATGGGGGATACAGCGATAATACCTCAGGCATTCCTAAAATCACTCGAATTGGCGCAAGGCACGACCGTAAAAGATGGGATGATTCAGGTATTGGATCGTTTGAAGGGATTTAATGATGCAGACGTGAAAGCTTTGAATGATGAGCTCAGCAAATTGACCGCCTTATTACCTGGATTAACAACTGTAGCAAATGGCGGCGCCGCATTTAATAACATGAAACTATCTGAATATATCCCACTTGCACAAGCTTCAGGTGCAAATCAAGCTAATTTAGATAAGTTAACAAGCCGATTTTCTGGAGATACAAAAATAGGGTCAATCAGTAACTATTTAAGTGCAAATAGAGGGATTGGAGCAGTTGGCGGCGAATCTTTAATTGATGCATTTTTGGGGCAGGTGGATAAAATAAAAGGCCAGAAAATTGCAACGCAGGATCAGATATCTGCACTTAGTCAAAAACTTGCATCAAATTCAGAGTTTAGCCTTCAGGAAATTGTCGATGCCATAAATCTACAGAGAAAAGTCGCGGAGATTAATGCTACACCAAGTTTGGCGAATTCAATTTCCTCTGCATTGCCTTCATTCGATGTCGGATCGATGAACATACCAAAAGACATGGTGGCTATGTTACATAAACGAGAAATTGTTATACCAGCAGATTTTGCGGATGGGTTACGTTCTGGGAAATTGACTCTAACTGGAGCTGGAACAGAGAACTCGAACGACAATCGAAATATTAATGTTGTTGTTCAGGGCGGTACAAAATCAGCGCAGCAGTTATTTCAGGAAATTTCACCTTACATTAATTCTTCATTACCCCGCCGTACAAAGGGTGCCTATAACGGCATCTTTAGAGGGTAGTTCATGTCAACCAAGACCATCACTGTAAATTATGGGTCCACAACAGTCACATTGAATTATGTGTTGGCAACCGGAGCATACGCCGACCTAACAAAAAACTTCACAGAACACGTTCTTGAGAATAACTCTCGAGTCCGTGATGATTCAGGAACATCAAAAAGAAGATGGCAGTTTAGTCATGAAGTGCCAATTTCTCTTGTTGATAGGCAAACATTGGACACACTCTATGCCATCAATGACACATTAACACTGACAGAAAACTTCACCGAATCCGGCACGCAGTACACAGTGCATTTTGAGTATTTTAAAAAATACAACACCTCTCAGACAAGTGACGCACATTATGATTTTGTCTTTCAGGAGGTTTGACGATGCTCACTGAACCATCGACAGGATTTACAGCCTCTCTTGAAAAAAACGTTCGCACCCCAACCGGAAAAATAACGGTTTTACAATGCGCGTCCCACCTGAATGCTCAAAAACAAGATGGCTATGTTGTTGTTGATTCAGGTAATTCCTATACGCAAAAAATAAACTTAAACTCATCTATCAATTTAAAATTTGTTGATTTTTTCATTTCAAGAGACAGCGGGGCAGAGACGGTGTTCGACGTTAGAATCCTTTCTGATTCTGCTGGCGCTCCAAACACAGTATCGGTTCTCGGCATATCATACATCAGCGACTTGGGGAATTACCGACCAGGTTGGTACAGAGCAGAGTTTTCAAGTGCCATCTCCATATTATCCAGCACAACGTACTGGATTGAATTGAGTTGCGGTTCAAATATTGCGCTGCGCTGGTACAAAAATTCGCTTTCCGGTGATGGCTATTACCTTAACAATTCGACGCACACATCATCACAGGCATTATGCATAAAACTTCTGGATGGGCAGACAGCAAACAACGAATTCAAACTTCCGTACTTGATGGACTTCAACTTTAATCACACAGAAAAATTTGAGTCGGACAATGCATCGGCTTCATTTTCGAATCTTTTTTCGTACTACGACGAAGGACAACCTTTGCGTCATATCCTGATGTCTGGTGAAGAGCTAAAATTTTATATTGGCAATGGGACAGATTATTTATCGAAAGGAACTTTTTTGATAAATGACGTGCAGCTTGTTGCTGGAAAAACGATATCACTCTCTCTTCTTGGTAAACAATCCCTTCTTATTGACCAGAACGTTGTTTTCTTGAGTGATTATGTGGGGCAAGATTTTTCCGATGTTGCATACGATATTCTGAAACAATCTGGGGTTACTGGCACGCCCAACTATCTAGATTCTGGATGGACGCTTGATTCTGGTGTTTTTCTTGACTCAGGGGTTGCTAATATCACACAAAGTGGGAAAAACTTCCCTGCTACAGGCACAATTGAGGGGAGCGTTTCGGACGCCATTCAGAAAATAGCCTCCGCCATAAACTTCATTTTTTACTACGATCAAAACGGAATACCCACCTTTGTTCCGAGAAACATTGATTCAAACCCAGTGTTTCGTCTTTCCAGTACAAAACATATTCGTTTTAGTGAGCTCTCTATATCAGAATCAAAGCAAGATTTTTTTAATCGATTACGAGTTGATAATCAGCAGACGAGTGATGGGGCGGATATAACTCTTTCTACAGCAACGTTAATCGGGAATTTCAGCGCGCCTATGACTGCATCAACCAAGACTTCTGTGGTTGTCGTGACTTACGCGACAAGCCCCATTATTGGCACCTACGTTGTTAATAACAATACAACGTACACAAAAATTACGGAGATTGGCCGAAGCGTTAACAGTATTACTCTATTGGTTTCAAATATTCGATATCCAGACAGTGCCACAACGTATGATTTTGATGTTTACGGATCGGAAATACAGAACAATGACGCTGGCTTGTTTGTAGAGGAGGTCGCCCACTTAAGGAGTTTGTCTAAGGATGGTGTGCGCGATTACTCAATTACAAACAATTTGTTCCCAGCATTGGCAAACATTCAAGATTTCGCAAAAGAGCTCTTGATCTACAACTCAACATCACGAGAATTCGCGACAATAGGGACTATTGGTGTGCCCGTCCTTGAAACTCGTGACGTGATAGGAATTGATCATCCGCATATCAATTCAGACTTTATTTACCGCGTACAAACGGAAGAGGTTTCATTTTCAAATACACAAAAAGAGCTTAGGACAAACTATGGTCTTGAGAAATACCCATATCTACTTGGTCAGTCCATTTCAAGCCTATTTTTCCGTCTTGATGACGGCGAAACGCTTGATAGCGGTGAGGTTCTTGATAGTGACACAACAACGGTTCAGAGACTTTATGTTTAAAAGAGGAGTAAATTATGTCGGTAACATATAGCCCGCCAGTTTTGACCGATGTGTCTACGGGTGCTGCTGCAAATGCATCAACTTGGAATTCTGGATATGCGCAAATAAAGAGCGATCTTAATTCTGGTTCATACGATCCATATTTTCGACACATGGTGATTTCGATGACAACCGGAGAGGATATCACGGCTGGAAATGCTGTGCGAATATCCGGCGCAACCATTTTAAAATGTGATAGCGGCTCTGCCGCTGGTATAACGGGTTTTATTGGTTTTGCTTTAGAGACAAAAACGAATGGAAGTGCTTGCAAAGTTTCAACGAATTCGGTCTATGGGCTCACCTCATTAACGGCAGGAGCAATTTATTATTTAGGAGCCTCCGGAGCGATCACTTCGACAAAACCAACAGTTTTTGCTCGACCGATTGGTATTGCGGTGAGCTCAAGCGCGCTCTTTACATTAAATAATACTGAGGCGGACGCTACATTTTACAGTATTAACTGTTCTGGAAAAATTTCTGTTAATAACGGCGGGTCAGAGGTTTTTAGTTTGCACGTTGGGACAACCACGCAAATGGAGATGTCTTTACTAGGAGACACTGGATTTATTTATGCAACCGTTTCAGATAATAACTATGGAAAATTTCTGGTACGAGATAATTATTCAAACACACATCCGGCGTATTCATTCTTAAATGACCCGAGCACCGGAATAGGAAATGATATTGGATTAGGGTCAACGCTGAATTTTATGACTGGTGGTATAGAAGCTATGCGCATTACCAGCGCTCAAAAAGTTGGAATAGGAACAACAACCCCTGGGACACGGCTTTCTGTCGCCGGAGCGATATCAATTGACGAAGATTCAAGCTTTGGGAATAGAAATATATTGTCGTTCAATATTAACGCTAACAGCCCAGAGTACCGCTATTTCACTGGCATTTGTCGTAATTCCGCAGATGGTTCGTTTAGGATAGCCTCAGGCGACGTACAAAACACATTAATTCAGTGTGGATCAGACGTGAGCTATGGAAAAACAGTTTTTCAGTCTGTGTCATGGAGCGGGACGGCAAAGACATATACAAATAGAATGACAATTAATGGTTATAACGGAAACATAGGGATCGGGACAGATACACCAGAAGAAAAGCTTGACGTTGCTGGTGCTATTTGCCTTACAGACGGCATCTCCACACCATCAACACATGGAGGAAAAGCGACGATTTATGTAGATTCGGCAGATGGAGATTTGAAGGTTAGATTTGGTGACGGAACAGTAAAAACAATTGTTTCTGATACTTAAATAAAAGGAGCTCAAAATGGCAATCACAGCAAACTATACAGATAAAAAAACAGGTTTAACGATTCAAGGGGCATATATAAAGGTAGAAAACGTAATAGTTGACAATTTAAATTCACAAATAAATGTTTTTGTTTTTTTTGACAAGAAATCGCGTGATGAGGGTCTGAGAAGTATTGCGCGACTATCTATATCAAATCCTGCTACAGACAATATTTCAAGTTTAAGTTCAGCCTATGACAAATTGAAAACAATGACGGAAATATTTAGCGATATAGAGGATGCTTTATGACTCAACTATCACGGTCATTTACAGTTGAAGAATGGGCCAGATCCAATACAGCTCAACGACTGGGCATCGATAATACGCCAGCTCATGAAATTATTCAGCACGGCATATTTCTGGCTCAAACGATTATGCAGCCTGCAAGAGACACCCTAGGCCCAATCATTATTAGCTCGGGGTATCGTTGCGAAAAACTTAATGCTCAAACACCTGGCAGCTCCAATACAAGCGCTCATGTATTAGGCTATGCCGCCGATTTGATCCCTCGCGCATCAACAATGTATGAGCTGGCTAGATTTGTGGCAGATAACTGCAAATTTGATCAAATTATTTTGGAGTTTGGAACTATTGACGCACCTGCTTGGGTGCATGTAAGTGCAGATCCTAGATTTCGTGGGCAAATTTTTAGGAAACTGGCAAATACTGGCTATATAGAAATTTCAAGAAAATCTTTGGATGACTACAAATGACACAAATAATCACCTATCTATCGAATCACGGATTGAGGCCATTAGAAATTTTTATTCTTGCGGGAGTTATTTTGGGATGCGTGCCTTTAACTCGGACAATATTCAACATTATTGTCGCTCAAAATGGATTACTCGCAGAAATAAAACATTTGGTAGAGGGTCATAAAGAAATTAAAGGAGAGGTTAAAGAGTTACGCGGGAAATATGACGATGTTTGCAAACAGGGTGCAGATTATGCTCGCGAACAATTAGAAGAGATAAAAAGCCTGAAAAACATTATTTCAGAATCATTAAAAAAAGGTGTCTCATGAAAAAATTGAGGGTCATATTGATGTTATTTTCTCACTCATCGAAGGTCTTCTTCATGACGGAATGGAGGCAAGAAAAGACATTAATCGGTTGATGGAGCATGAGCAAGATACTCACGCCATGGCTATTGCAGCACTTGAAACATTAGATAAATCTCAAAAAAAGACACAGAAATTTTTACTAAATCTTAAGGAGGGTATGAGGGAAAGTCAGAAAAAAAATGAAAATAATAAAGGCACCATCAATAATAACGAGGAGTAAGAAATGGACATGATTTTAAATATATTGAAGGCCCCTTTTTCAGTTTTCGGCGGTAGTACGGCAGCAGCATGTGCAGCGATAGGCTCTACAGCTCTTGGCCTTGTTGGAGTCTGGAAAATAGTTAATTTTCTATATGACAGGTTCATAAAAAAAATTGAACTTGATGTTATTGGATATTTATCGCAAAAACTCCAGGATATGGGTCTGAGGGTCGGTAGGTTCATGGCGTGGAAGATAAAAGATCGTAAATTTTTAATAAAGCTTGTAAAAGATATCATCTTAGGATTCGACACATTAAAGGATTCGTTTATTGATGGTCTGAAATTAGGTTCTGGCCTAAAAGATGAGAAAGAATTGGAGGATGTAGGATGAGGAAATTATTTTTAGCAGCAATATTTTCTGTTTTTATTTTTACATCAGCGCATTGTTCTGATTTTACGTTTTATCCAAATACAAATAATTCGAGTAATGCAAACGCATCGAACTTGACATCGGGAACAGTTCCAATAGCCAGATTGTCGAGTAGCGTCGTCACAAATAATTATCATCAGAGCCTCGTTGTCAGCACCAACTCAAATGTGTTATTGCGAACGTACGGGACGAGAGGTGTGATAACGCTATCAGCGCCAGCAGAGAAAGGCCCTATCGGGTTCCCTGGTGGACAAATACACCTAGAATCGTATCTACCCGTGTCGGTTAGTGCGGATATGACAGTTCAGGGACAAGTAACCGCCGCGAAATTTTCAGGGGATGGATCGTTGCTAACTGGGGTAAATGCTACGCTTCCTGGCAACGTTGTCACAAACAATTATAATCAGGGGTTTACTGTAACAACAAACAGTAGAATAACGCTAGCCAGTTCGTTCCCATCCGGGGATAAATCAGATATTACAATTGCCTCTAACGGAGGCGACGGACGAGTAGTTATCTCGGCGTCAAACCCTGGCGACAACAATAAAATCCTTGGGGGGCAGATACGGTTAGCCTCATTTTTACCCGTTGTTGTGACTGGCAGTATGCAGGTGTCGGGGGTTGTAACCGCAAATTCGTTTGCAGGAACCTGGGGCGGGGGCGCTATACCTGTTACTCGCGGAGGCACGGGGGCAAGCACCTCATCAGACGCGCGGGTTAATCTAGGACTTGGGTCAATGGCGACTCAGAGCACATCCACGTATGTTACGCTCGCAAATGCAATAGCCTCTCTAAACGCCGTTGTTGCCTACGCTGCTAAAAAACAGGACGGAAGTAGCGCATTATCGAGTATTTCAGGACTAAACACAGCAACAGGCAACATCATCTACACTACCGCCCCTAACACGTACTCTACCTCAAACATCACCTCAACGGGGCGAACTATTCTAGCGCAGACTACAACAGCAGATCTACGGACAAAATTAGAGCTAGGGGCGTCAGATTATCCACGTTTTGCTGGGTTAGTGGGATCTAACGGCACCTCCGCAGCCCGTGCCGGCGACGTTGGGGAATATATCAAATACGCCACGACGAATGTAACTATATCGCAGGCAGCAGACGCATTTGGCGACGTGTTCGCGTTTCAGGTTCCAGCAGGGGATTGGGATATCGCAGTATTGGCCGTGGCTAGCAATACGTTGGCCCCTGCTGCAATACTAGGGTTCGGAATCAGCGACACGCCAGGGAACGATAGCGACGGACTGATAGAAGGGGATAATTTCGTAGAGCAAAGTTACGCGGCGGGAGTATTAAAAGCATCCTTCGCCATCCCAATGTATTCGATAAGGGCGTCAGCCCCATTTATAATGTATTTGAAATACCACAAAACGTTCACTTCGACAGAGAGCTATCTAGTAAATGCGTCGGTAGGATTGAGGAGACGTAGGTAATGGCCGCCGGAGCACATCTCGCTGCATCCCTAGTACGTAGGGTAATAGCTAATGCCAACACAACGATTGCTGCGTCATGTGCGAGATCAAACACAAATAGCTATTACCCAGCTATGGGGTCGTTTGACTATTTACGAATAGAGACCGCGTTCTCCAACGCAACCGGATTGAATCGGTCAGACGTAATGGCGCTATGTAGACAGAGAAACTGCTCTATTTGTGTAGGCGGGGCAGAGACAGACGTTGCATACACAAAACGAATAACCTCGATAATGTCCTACGTACTAGACCTATTCGGACTACTTCCCGCAGGAATAACGCCGCCCACAACAACGGCAACGCCTACGACTGTCACCAACGCAACGCGCGTTGCCGAAATAGCAACAACAACGCTGAGAGGGCTAGTTCCAACGGACGGAGACTCCAGGAGCGAGAACAGCGCAATAGCCACGTTTATGTTCTCACCAGCGGGGATCGTCATTATTTTAGGATTGCTATTGTTACTAATTGTTGCGGGAGGTCTCGCAATACGACACGTACGGAATAGACCAGCAGGGAGGGCCGTAATGCCTCTACCCCCTGCACCGCCCCCTACTGCGGACGAGGTGGCAAGAGCAGTATTAGCTATCACCGATTTTCCACAGCGTGACGCTGATTCAGAATCTACAGGGTCAAATTACGTCGAGTTGGATAGAGTTTCTAACAGGAGCATGCCACTATATGACGCGGCAACGATGAGTTTAGAGACAGAAAAAGGGAGGGCTCGTCATTATGATATTGCGGATGCTTAAAAAAATTACTATTTTTGTGCTAATTTTATTCCAGATCACATCAATTACCTGTTCGGAAGAATTCCCAAAAACGTATATCGAGTTCGCCCCAGAGGTTTCATGGGGAATGCACGATAACGGGCCTGCATGGTTTGAGTTTACGCCCGCAAACGGGAATTTGCAGATCACGGATAGGACTAGCGTTGCGGGCGGAGTATCGTATTTTTTTGAAATCCCGCGTGCTCAAAAGCCGATTGGTGGGATAAATCACCACGGATACCGTATTTGTGCGAGATTGGAGCATGAGTTAGGAGCCGATATTCGTGGTTTCTATGAGATCAATATCGGTCAGAGGGTCGACGGTGCGCATGAGGATATTCAGTATTTGCAAACGCGAAACTATCAACGGTTTGGCGTTAAATGGCTAATTCAGAGGGTTATTTTTCAGTAGATTTTAATTAGCGGGGCCTAAAAACCCCGCGTTGTGGCTATCTATACCCCACAACCTCAACAACGCCTCGCCGTTTTTTCTCACGCTGTAACCACTCAAACAGGGAGCTACGAGGTATGTCTAGTATTGTCGCCACCTCCCGCAGATGCCGTGGTGGGTCTGTCTGGTTTCGTAGCTCTGCAATCTCGTTTAGAGACGGGTATTTATGTGTTGTTTTTTTTCCCATGAGATTATAGTATCACTGTGATAATATCCGGTCAACGATCGGTTAAAACAGAATAATTCAATTGGCAATACCCGGTCATATGTCGTATAATTAACTCATATCAAACAACACGGGAGAATGAAATGAATAAAGGAATGATTTATGAGGTTTTTAGAAAAATAAACACAGAAGATAAATTTTTCACGCGTTGCTACACACAAAATCCAGCTGACGGCGAAAATATTGTATCCCGATATGAAGTTCAAAACCCTGATATCTATATAGAACACATGAAGAATTATTCTAAATTGTATGAGCAATACAAGGAACTCATTTCAGAAAAAAACGAGGAGGATAAAAGTTTTTTCAGCATGGAACATTATCACACTACAGAGGAAACTAGAAAAATTGTTATTGATTGGTTGAACTCTGAAATAGAACGGCTCAAAAATTCTACCCAATTAGTTAAAGAAGAGCAAAAAAGCGATATTTCAAATTTAGAGGAAATTCAGTTTCTAAATAATTGCTTCTATCGTGATGCCGCAGTGATAGAGTCCCCGTGGTACCTGACAGCAGAGGAACGATAATGATATATGATAGATCTGAACTTTTTAGCATATAGCCCAAAAATGCGCTCATTGGTGTCGTGAGTATTCGCAGAGCAAATAAATATGTTGATTCAACAATTCCAGAAAAAATGAGGACATTAAAATGAAAAAAATAGGACGCCCATCAACATTCACGAAAGAAAAAAAAGAGATTTTGGAATTGATAGACTCACAAATGGTAGCGAAAAGCCCCGATGAACTCACCGAAACTGTAACGCCGACCAGGAACCCCTAATCCATTTGTAATTTTACTATCAATTACTATCGGTTTTCTGAAAGTTGATAGTAAAAATTTATGCTCAGTTCTACTGGACTTCTTTATACTGAGACGCCGTAAGTATGGGCGTGGCCCGCTTCCAGAATTGGCATTATCATTGTACCACAAAAAACCTCCGTTAGAATAGTAGTGTCTAGTTACTTATTCCCAGGAGGTTTCTCATGTAAGCTTGAACACTTACAAGTGTGCCATATTAATCCATTTTGTTAAAGCGGCATCCGGAATCGAACCAGACGGGATATTTCAGCGCGCTTCCCGTACCAACACCGCCATATTAAAAAACGTGCCCAAAATGCGCTTATTGGATTCCTGAGTTCAGGAGGCCAATAGAGGCGTGGCCCGTGTGTTGGTGGGCTATGCAGGTTTCGATACTGCATCCCAGGAGACTATTAGGAACCCCCAGTGTTTACCTTTAATTTAATAGCCCGTAGATTCTCTAGATTCGGCGTTAACCGAATCCGTTACTCTGCTTGCACATGGCAAATGAGCTGACCAACCCCCGCTACGCAGTGATTGATTTGTAGGCCTATCCGGTTCGGACTCAATAGTTCATCACTATCAGTCAACTTGTAGTAAGAAGTGCGAACTTCGCACGTATCGGCCACGCTTATTATACACATTTTACTCCTAAATATAAATATTTTTCACTATGCATTTGAGTTCAATTCGATGGATTATATTACTAAATCGTCGATTTTTATTACTTTTCTCTCATTTCTTTTCTTAAAAATTCATAGCTCCAATTCCCTCGTAAACACTGACAATGCAGGGTCAAATTTGTGATAAAAAAAGTTGCTTGAGCTAGCTGAAGCATTACATTTTTTGAAAATTTATGATAAGCGCATATTTTCATAGTGAACGCTACACCATTCATGTGGTGATTTTCGTGGTTATTTTCAGGGAATTGCATTCACCAACACATTCACCAAATAGCTTGGTGATGGTGAGTTTTTATCCCCATAGTGCACCACCTACTCGCTCAAATGATGCTGTTAGTGCACCACCTACTCGCTCAAATGATGCTGTTAGTGCACCAGTTATCGATTCATAGCTAAAATACCCTCGTAAACACTGACAACTCTACGCCGCCAATAACTCACGAGGTATCTGGACAGTAAATCGATGCGCGGTTAAAATTCCTCTAATTAGTACTACTCCCGACCCGTATAGGGAGCCATTAGTGCTCCGAAGAGTACTAATCTCCAAGTCCTGTTTCTCAGGCATTGACCACACAATTTTGATACTCTCCTTCCCTACCCTAACTTCTCTCAGAATTTCGTGAATGCGGTTCTTAGAGCGTGCGAAATCATCGGACTCAACGAACGCTGTGAATAGTTTCACGTACTCTCCTAGGATATGTTTGATATCGGATTTGTTCAGTGATGGCAATTTCTTGGCTGCCAACGAATCCAATTTATCGGACGCGCTCTGGATGTTTCCGCGCAACTCGGTCATTCGCTCCCTGAAATCTTCGGGGAATGCCTTACCTGTTTCGATGAGGTCTTGCAGTGTGTGTAGGCGTTTCGTGTGATCGGCGATAGATGCACGTAGCTCTTTCTCGCTAGCCTCCTGTATCACCCTATTTTCTGCCACAGAATCGAATATTGACCGAACAAATGCAGTGACGGACTCTTTTGTTATGAAACTGGTCTTTATGGCTTTAATAACGGCGTCTTCTATTTTTCTTGCAGTGATACGCTTCGCTTCGCACTTATTGCGCCGGAGTGATGCGCCGCATTGGTAGTAGTGATATTGGTTATTCTTTGCCGACACGCCAGTCATTGCAGACCCACAGTGGCATTTGATAATCCCTGACAGCAGGTAATCGTTTTGGTAGACCGGAGTTTTACCAATTTTACGTTTCATTTTGTCCTGAACCTGTTCGAAGACGGATTTTTCAATGATGGCTGGATGCGTGTGTTCGAATAGGATATCACTGAACACTGTATCACCTACGTAGACCCGTGATTGGAGTATCCGCGCCACTTGGTTCCGGCAAATAAACCGCCCTACCCCATAATCAGCTCTTAGATTGTCTAGGTGCTTCATGATTGAAATGTACCCGTACCCTTCTAGGTACAACTTGTAAATTTTTCTTACAAGTTGGGCTTCAAAGTCATTGACGATGAGCCTTGATCGTTGCTTTCCGTCAAAAATCCCAGAGTCCAAGGCGTACCCGAATGGAGGGTTTCCGCCCTTCCAATACCCCTTCTCAATGTGAACCCTCATTCCCTTGAGCGTTTCCCGCGACAGATTCTTGGAGTAGTATTCGTCTAGTGATTCAAAAATACCCTCGAAAATGACGTCTTCGGGCGTTCCAGTCCCCACGAATCCTTGCGTGACAGACAAGACTTTGACACCCTGAAGCTTTAGCATGTGTTTGTACTTCACAGAGTCGAATCGGTTGCGGGCAAAGCGGTTTGTATTATGAACCAAAAGCACCGCGAAAGGAGATTTTTTCTCGCTCATTGCAAGCGCGATCATCTCTTGAAACGACTTTCTGAGGTCATTTGTGCCGGATAGGGCCTTGTCCTCGAAGACGCGAACTACCGAATACCCATGATTCGCTGCATAGTCTAGACACGCATCACGCTGGGCCTCTATAGAGTAGCCGCCATCCTGCTTTGAGTCAGAATAGCGGCAATAGATGGCGCAGTTCATCGCATTAATTCAGCAAGAGCGAATTTTGCGATGGCGTTTCTTTTTTTTGCGGTTCAATGTCTGTGTCAAACTTAAACTGGAATCGATATTTATTCCCTGCAATAGTGACTAAGGCCGTGTAAATTCCATGCGGGATGCTATTTGCACGAGGAATGACCAGTCTTTTTATTTTTCCGCCCTTCTCTATCGTATCTGAAACTAAAACGGAATTGAGGTCTTGCATGCTATTCGCATCTTTTTCTTTTTCTTTCATTTCGTCTTGCTTATCATTTAAAGGCTTTGCAAAATAACCCGCATAGGTTGTTGGCCGATCAAAAGCTCTTGAAAGCCCACTCCAAAATTGTTTGGTATTTAGGTCAGACTGAATATCCTCCTTTGAGGAATTCTTTAGAAATTCGTTTTCAGTTGACCCATTTTTTTGAAATGAGACAGCGATCATAGAATTATCTATCACGATGTCTTTTTTTGAATCATTTTCGATAGTAAGTCCAATTACAAGATATCTTGGACCACCATCAATTTTATAGATGGTAGGCTCAAATTTAATTTTGACCCCGTCTATTTTTTGAGAAATCACTTCATTACCTGAATTGTAGGATAAAGACTGATCTTTATTGTGGATGGCCAACAGTTTTTCTTTTTGACACCCAGAAATTAAAAACGCTGATAATGCAAACAATAAAATGAGATATTTCTTCATGATTTCCCCCTAATACACCTTCGTTTTTGATATTACGCGCCCGACGATCTTAACATCCCCTCTAACCTCAATATCCTGATATTTAGGATTGAGCGGGTGAAGGATAACCTGATCCCCGTATTTTTTAAACTGCTTAAACGTCACCGCATGATTACCGTTTTCTTGAAATATGGCGTAGTCGCCATGGTTTACATCAGCATTTGGGCTTACCGTGATGATATCGCCTTCGTTGAACTCAGTTTCCATGCAGTCACCTACGACACGCATGGCAAAAGAGTCTTTGTCGCGTGACTCTGTGTATATATACTGCGTGTGATCATCTAACTCATGAGCGATAGCCTCTTGAAAATGGCTCGCCTGTACCCCCGTTAAAATAGGAATCCTTCTCAACTCCCCCTTGTTTATGCGTAACATGTCGATTGTAGATTGTTTAAATTTTGTAACGCCAGCTATCGTGAGCAATTCCTCACGTTCCCCATCAGAAAGGTCAAGAATCTCGCAAATTTTAACGAGGTTCTCAAACTTTGGCCATCTATCGGAATTTGGATTTTCGTATAGGGTAATGGATGATTGATGTACACCGACCCTTTTTGATAATTCATCCTGCGATAACTTTTTTCTTAATCTATATTCCCTCAATAACACTGAGAGTCGTTCGTAATTTTTCATTTGTCCTACCTCAATTGTCGATATTAAGTATGAATAATTTCATAGTGTTTGTAAATAAGTATTGACATGTATATTCTGTCGTGTCATAATTTAGCTTATGGATAATAAAGTAAGGTTTAATGAAGAATTTTTTAGATTGCTAATAAATGAGCGAGGCCTCTCGCTTAGAGGTTTTGCGGAAGCAATGACAAAAAGTGGGTGCCCACTTAAGCGAGAAACTATATATCTTTGGTTCAACGGAACAATGCCATCTACAAAAAAAATGCTTGGAATGTCTCAGTTTTTTAATATCCCAATAGAAAATTTTTATTGTATTTAATGACATGACGGAAGAATATATAATGGGCCTCACAAAAGAATATATGCCAACGTTTCAAAACCTGCTCGCGATCTACCGGCCAACCGATGAGGAAATCGACTGGATCGCAGAGCAGGTTATGGCAAACGTATCAAAAACCACGCGCACCAGTTCCCCCCGAACACCCCTTGGGCGCGTGGCTCTTGATGCGGTTCCCGCGTCGAATCTTATAGGAGCGAGGTGATGATTATTTTTTGCAGGTGTGGTCGGTTTCTAGGGTTTGGACGAACAAAAAACTTTCGGCAAACAATAGAAAAAAAATGTGTGAAATGCATAACACAGGAGGTAGGTAGAAGTGAGAAGGTTCGGCAAGTGCTTAATAAAAACAAAAAAGCCAACTCCCAAGAGTCGGCTTAATTGGAGACGAAATGAAAACTCAAATTAAACATAACAAATCTGCAAACGAATTTCAACCAGGAATCCCCGCAAGATTATTGAAACGTGAAGGCGTCAAAGAGATCGTCACAGCGATTAACGATGATCCTGAGTTATGGCAAGCGGTGTCGTTTGGATCAACAAAGGAAGACTACATCCAACGCATCGCTAGCCATCGGAGGGCTTCGTAATGTTACCAACATTTCTGCTCTTTTCTGTTCTGTTGATTGGCTACATGTGGTATCAGGAGGTGGCGGCATGAGCGCAGCAATATTTTCAGACACGTTGAGTTTTTTTGGATCATGTCATTCGTTATTCCGTTGCCCAGAAACAGGTCATCAGGAATACGGACTGTGTGAACGATGCGAAAACCAAACACATTACGAAGATTTAAACGAAAACGTAATCTGCACAAGATGCGTGGAGAAACAAAATGGATAGAACAAAAAAAATGGGGCTTGGTGGCTCGGATGCGGCGGCAATCTGTGGCGTGAGCAAATACCGAACACCTCTTGAGGTTTACCTAGACAAAATTGGGTGTCCACTACCAAAAAAAACACCCGCCCGAATGCTACTCGGTAAAAAATTCGAGTACGACATACTCAATTGGTTTGCAGAAATAACGGGTAAGGACTGCAAGGGTGTTTTTACAGGGTCGAAAACACACCCAGATCATGAGTTCATGACCTGCAATGTAGACGGGATCGTAAACGGTGAAAACGCAATCATTGAATGTAAGCTCACCACAAGCGCATTCAGTGATTTAGCAAACGGACGAATCCCAGACGATTACCTAGTTCAGTGTCAGCACAACATGGCGGTGTATGGTGCAGATAGATGCTATTTGCCCTATTGGGTTCTAGACCCAAGCGAAGAGATTGAGCAGGCGTTTCACGTGATTGAACGTGATGAATCGATGATCGAAAACATCATAACGATCGAATCTAAATTCTGGTTTGAGCATGTAATGAAATCGATAACGCCGGACATAGATTTTTCAAGCGAACTAGTCGCTGGCCTAATGAAAACGCTCTATCCCGTTGCACGTCCTGAATCCATCATTTTGGATGAATCTAGAAATGAGTTGATCGAAAAATTGAGTGAGCTTAAAGAGGAAGAAAAGGCGGTTTGTTTAAAAATAGATGAGATCGAGAACATATTGAAAAACGACCTCAAAGAAAGCGAGTCCGCCAGCACTTCCCAGTTTGTTGTGAATTGGAAAAATCAATTATCTGTTCGATTAGATACCAACGAAATCAAGAAGAGCGCGCCAGATATTTTCGAGAAATATGCAAAGAAGTCGAGCTATAGACGGTTTTCAATATCAAAAATCAAAGGAGTGAAATCATGACGTTTGTTAGTGAAATGCCGTTTAGCATTAGAGATCAATTTGCAATTGAGATATTGAAATCATTAATAGAAAAACTTGATACCGCCGGAGATGCAGCGGGAATTTCGGATGCCTTGGCAGAGGATTCCTACAAACTAGCGGACGCATTAATGACCGAAAGACGAAAAAATAAGGAGTGAATTTATGACATTACAAGAAAAGCTAGCAATACAAGCATCACAATCTAAACCTAATGAAACGACAAATGAGGTTGCTACACAAACAAAAGCCCCTGCGCAAAGTTTGGATTCTGTGTTTAAAAACACACTAAAAACGATGGAAAAAGAGATTGCGCGAGCATTACCACGACATATGACCGTAGATAAAATGTGCCGAGTTGTCACAACGTTAATCCGAACAAACCCTGCACTACTGCCGTTTCTACAAAAATCGCCAACTACGTTTTGGGGCGGCATTTTATTATCTGCTCAGCTAGGACTTGATTTAACGCCAAGCCTAGGACAAGCCTATCTAATTCCATACGGGAGTCATATCCAATTCATTATTGGATATAGGGGTATGTTAGACCTAATTTATCGTTCCGGCGAAGTAAGCTCTGTTCAGTGCGACGTTGTCTATGAAAATGATTCTCTTGAGTTCGAGTTAGGAATTAACGACGTCTTTATTCACAAACCGAAACTTGATGGAAATAGAGGGAAGGCAAAGCTTTATTATGCAGTTTTTAAATTTAAATCAGGCGGCTATCACTTTGAATGGATGACCATTGATCAAATTGAATTGATTCGTGATCGATCAGCGTCAAAAAACAGTGGCCCATGGAAAACAGACTATGACGAAATGGCAAAAAAGACCGTTATCAGAAGAGCCGCAAAAAAGCTCCCAATGTCCACAGACTTTAGACGATTAATAGAAAACGACGAGGTCATAAAGAAGGAGATTTTGGACGATATGACAGAGCCTCAATTCAACGAATCAGAGCCGATAGACACGACTGCAGAATGATATCAAGGGAGCGAGCAATGATTAATTGCAAAGAAAATTCGGTAATGGTTCTGCATGGCTGGTCTGATACACCAGCTTATTATCAACTTCAGCACGAGCTAGATCAGCAACTAACAAGCCTGCTCATATCGTGCCCAAATACAGGTGATTATCGGGCACTATTGAGCGTTATGTTGCAATCCCGACACGCTAGTCTACCGGTGAAAAATTGGTCGTTGCATTTGGATTTTTTGAGCGGCAACTCATTAACAGTAAAAATGTCATTAAATTAGGGGGATTCATGAAGGAAAAATGGGAGAGCTCAACGGTAAAAATTCTAGAAGAGCCAACAGATACAGAAGCAACAGAATCTTAAAAGAAAGGGGAAATGGGTTGTATGGACTGGATAAAAATAAAACATAAACACGTCACAACAAACATGACCGACGCCGAGTTAGGTAAATTAGTCCGGTTCCAACTCGAAGTTGCCAGGCTCGAAAGACCTATGACCAATGAGGAAATCTGTGCATTTTTTGGGAGGAAAGAGGCACAAAAAAGTTGGGAAAATGTCACAAAAAAGCATCAAATTTGTGTCGACTTTGTCACAAAAAAGGTGCTAGAAGACTGCGAAAGTGTGACAAAATTGAGACAAAAAAACAAGAAAAAGAGCCATGTTTATCGCTCAAATCAAAAAAACGTCACCGGTGACGCAAGTGCTTCCGTCACCGAACAGATAAGAGAAGATAAGATAAGAGAAGATAAAGATATACCCTATAATCCCTTTTTTCCTATTTTGAATTCTTGGAATAATTTGGCCATTACGATCCCAGTCATTCCAAAATTAAAAGCACTCGATAAAAACCGAGAGACCGCACTTCGGGAATGCGCCGATGAAGACCCTGAGTTTTTCGTGAATTTCGAGATAGCTTTGGAAAAAATCAGGGCGAGTGAATTTTTGCGAGGGAATAACGACCAGCGATGGACAGCAACATTCGACTGGACACTAAAAAATTATCTCAAAATTCTTGAGGGAAACTACGACCAAAAAGAACCGTTGAGCTCTTCGTCAGTGATGAGCAAGCGGGAGATTGCCGAATCGGAAATGATCGAGCGAATGAGACAGGAGGAGCAAGATGAAAAAATCTGAATTTACAGAGGAGTTACGCAAGATGTGCCGCCCGTATCCAGTGACGTTTGATGATCCATTTGTTCAATCGTACTGGGAGGTTTTAGAGGGGCAACCATACCTGCCAAAAGCTATGTTCAATGTGCGTAAATTGCCAGGGAATAGAAACCCATCACCAGGGGATATCCTAGCTGAATGCAAGAACTTAAGCCGCATTCACGGAATGCCTGTGATTATTGACTCATCGATTGCCCCATGGACAGAGCGAGGGAGTCAAAAATTAGCTCAAATTGGGCAATTATTTAAAACAGGCCAGTTTAAAAAACTACAGGAAATGGGAGCGGTTCAGCGATGATGCTAAAGGTCAGTTACAAGCTCGATTACAAGGCGTTTTACAAGATTTTAGACGAGAAGGGATTGACGTTTGCATCAGTTGCAAAACTCTCCACTGTTTCGCCTAGTCATGTGGCCAGTTTAGTGAGTAGCGCCAAATGCGCGTCGCTAGAGATCGCAACCGCAATATCCAATGCGCTTGGCGTGAAACTAGAGGCTTTATTCGAGAAAAAGATCAGAGAGAGCAGACGGTATAGGAGGGTTTTGAGTTGAATCATAGTGATCCAATAAACCACCCAACTCACTACAATGACGGAGGTATTGAGACCATCGATTTTATACGAGCCAAGAATCTTGGTTTTGAGCTTGGAAACGTCGTTAAGTACGTGAGTAGAGCAGGCAAGAAAGGGTCGAAGATTGAGGACTTAAAAAAGGCTCAATGGTATTTGACTAGCTACATAAAACAATGTGAATCAAAGGGTGAAAAATGAAAAATAAACGAACGATATTTGTAAAGAGTCAGAAGGTTTTGGTTAGGATTGGGAAAGTACTTTATGACGCCGAATTTATCAGCGAGAGCAACAAAAAAGAGGAGTGCCGAGTGCTTATGAAAGGCGGAACGGTCATCATTAAAGATCAGGATATTTTGCCAGTTACATCGGGGAGTTTTTTTAGTGATCCGGTTAACCAAAAATGATTATGACAAACTCACTAAAAAAAATAGAGTTCACAATACCAGGAAGGCCCGTGCCATACACGCGGGTCACACGGAAGCAGATATCGACGGGGCATACCACACGGCAGTACAAACGCTACGTGATCTACAAGTGTATAACGGCTCTCTCTTTCTTGGACGCTCTAAATTCACACTATGGCCAAAAATCGTCAGTGATGGTCAATCTGACGGGGCCAATGTGTACAAGGGCATTGAGGATGGGCTTAATAAAATCGCTTACTACGACGATAAACAAAACATCACATTTAAACGAGCATGTTTATGTTCGGATTCAGGAGGAAATAGATAATGAAATTCAATAAGGACTACTATTTTTACAAATTCCAGAAAGAATCCAATGCTATCGAGGGGATTATGGAGGTTAAGCAGTCTCAAATTCAGGCCCTCTATGATTTTGTAATGCTCGATAAAATAACGGTTGAGGATTTGTGTAAATTGGCAAAATCCCTACAGCCTAGGAAAAGCAAGAAACACCCTAATTTAAAGCCGCCTTTGTTGCGTGATAAACGTGGACGAAACGTTTCAGTCGGAAACTATACTCCACCATTTGGAGGCTCTCATATCCGCAATGAATTAGAGGTAATTCTAAAATCAAATTGGGACTCATTTAAAATTCACGTTAGCTACGAAATGTTACACCCGTTCACAGACTGTAACGGGCGCACAGGTCGTGCAATCTGGCTATGGAAGAGACGACAAGAACTGCAAAAAACTCCAACTCTATTATTTCTGCAATCGTTTTATTACCAAACACTCGAATCAAAACAAGGAGTAATATAATGACAACACTAAACGATGTAACGCTGATTGGCAGAATTATCGGTATTGGAGACGTTAAAATATACAAGGAGCGCGACTATATCAGAGCAACTCTAAAAATAGAAAAAACGCACGAAAATAACACCTATACCGACTATATTACGCTATCCCTCAGAGATGATAACGTTTTAAAAATTCAGTCCTTCGGTTTAGACGCTCAGGTATTTGTGAGAGGGAGTTTATCGTGTAGAGAATATGCTGATTCTGAAACAGGACAGATGAAAAGATCATCCATGGAGGTCTCTGTGTTTATTTTGGAGGCAATCGCGTAAATGAATACGGCAGAAAAAGGCGATATCCTGCTGGTTCTGGTTTCACTATTCATCCTGGCTGTTGTAGGAATTCTTATTTTCAGAGTGCCTGAAAATAAAATCTCATTACTAGGAGCGACTGAATCTAAAAGTGGTGAATTAACCTACATCTTTGCGGACAATCAGGGAAATTCTGTGGAACGGAGGCACGGTTATCTATGAACATAATGCATATAATCACCGTAAAACGTATTCCAAATGGGGATTTAAGACCCTCACGATTCAAATTCCACTCATCGATCTACAGGGTTAATATGGAAGTTGAGAGTGAAGACCTCTCCAGAAAAACCGCCGTTTCTATTCTGCAAAATCTAGGTTACGAGATTCTAGGTGTAGCGGAATGGATCGGTGACAAACTCAGTATCGCAACTACAACTCACAGGACGTTTTCTCAGGCTAAGAGAGAAAGGGTGGTTGAGCTGTGAAAGAAATAAATGAAAAACTCATTGCGTACATTCGGATTAAAATGAATGGTCGTAGTATTCGAGAAGTATCGAAAGAGGTAAAGATTACGTTTGTTACATTTAGCAGAATATTAAATGGAAAAACGCCGTCTCTAAAGTCATTCGTTAAAATAGTTAATTGGTTAAAAGTAGACCCTAGACCATTTTTTGATATGAGTTACGAAGATGAAGACATGCTTGAATCTGCTCGGTATGACTTGATAACTCAATTGTTGGGATATGCGCCTATATGAAAAAAATCATAGCACTTCAGTTGCAGGAGCCTATAGAAAAATATCCAGGCTGTATCGACGAAACAGTGACACTTTTGATGTCGCTGCTGATCCACATAGCTAGAGGAAAGGAGACGAGGGTATGACTAAGATTTTTAAGCCGAAGATTATGAAAGGGCCGTGGGAGGGAATACATGCCGTTGATGGGGAGTTCATGATAAAACAAGGTGGGCGTTGGTTTGATGCTAAACGTGACGATGTTTCCGCTATTTGCGCAGTTCCCGAAATTATGGAGGTTGTGAATGCCGTGGGAGTCTATTTGAGAACTGATTATAGACGTAGAAAAGATGCACAGAATGCACTGTATGACATTGAAGAGGCATATGAAAAACTAGTGGAAACACACGGAACGGAGGTTGAGGGATGAACGCACCTGAAAAGATTTATGCTCAATCGTTTCAACAATCTGGGCCCGATATTCTTATTGCAGGGCTAAACAGAAAATACCTTGACTCTGACATCGAATACACCCGTAGCAATTTAATGGGATGGCAGCCGATCGAGACTGCGCCAAAAGATGGAAGTCGTATTTTACTGTGGGACGATAATTTAAAAATAGCCGTGTCTGGTAACTGGCATGTAGAGCCTACTATGGATAACCCCAGTGATGGATATACCCCTGTATGGGCTTGGTGGGTTTCCGATTGGGATATCCTCGATATGTGGGAAGATTCCACGCCTACACACTGGATGCCGTTATTTGAACCCCCGAAGGAGAGTGATCGATGAAGAAAACCCTAAGAATTTCTAGGTATGTGATAGTTTCACCATTTATTATAACTGCTGTATTTTGCGGGTTTATATCCGTGCTCATTATCAATTGCTCTATGAAGGAAGCAAAGTTATTTCTGAGGGACTTAATATGATCGTATTCAGAGGCGTTAGAGTTGATAATGGGGAGATGGCTGTAGGGTATTACAATAAAATAGAGGGAGGGCACTTTATTTTTACAGGCTCCATGAAAAAGATTTACACGTTTAACAGAGATATGTTGGGGGTATATATAATGCCTCCTAAAGGGGAAGAATTGAATGCAAGCGTATCAAATATATACTGCCCTATTTTTACGGAGATTTACCCAGAATCCCTAGCCATCGGAGACACTAACCTAAAAGACAAAAACGGAAAAGTCATATTCGGTTCATTCGAGTATGAGAAGGGTAAGATGTCTCGGGGTGGGGATATATTGGGTGGCGGGTTTAAAAACAGAGATGTGATTTTCCAGTGCGGATCGTTTCAGATTAGGGGCTTCGGGCCGCTGTATGATGATGGGGATATGTTGAAAATCATCGGAAACGCCTACACAAATCACGAGATTTTGGAGGAGTCGAATGGGTAATCCTGGAAACTATCAATTTCCTGTTTCAAAAAAAGAAATATGTCAGAATGATTACGAATTGGTTACTCTCCCATTCACTAGAGCGTTTCTTGAAAATTATCGAAAAAAGCTCAATGTTCATGAAGGGCAGATAGAATTGATTTTTAGCAAAAGAAAATATAAATTGAGGGTTAAGGCTGGTCGAATCACATACCTAATGGTCCCATTTTCGGATAACAAATACCCTGGGCTTATGGTCAATGGCTTTAAACATGTTAGAATAGAACAAATTAAATAAATATAACTTAACGCACCTAATGTAGGGCGGACTTACTCCAGAAATGGACGAGTTCGCCCTTTTTGCGTTTGGAGGAAACTCTTGAAAACAGTAGATGTGAAAATTTCGGAATTGAAGGCGGCTGATTACAACCCTCGCCGACTTACGGATAAACAGTTCGAAGATATCAAGGCTAGTATTGAGGGATTTGGTGTTGTGGAACCTATTGTGGTGAATCAACACCCTGATCGAATGAACATTATTGTCGGTGGCCATATGAGGTGCCGTGTATTGGAGAAAATTGGGCATAAGACCGTGCCAGTGGTTTACGTGAACCTGACACTTGAGCAAGAGAAAGAATTGAATATCCGGCTCAATAAGAATACGGGCGAATGGGATTTTGACGCGCTCGCCAATCTATTCGATCAGGAGGATTTGATTGACTGGGGGTTTGAGGAGTCCGACTTTCTTGGGGTTGAGGTTTTAGAGCCAGAGGAAACTCATGGGGATGATGAATCGCCTGGAATTCCAGAAATTCCAAAGACTGTTTTAGGTGATATTTATGATTTAGGAAGTCATCGTTTGATGTGCGGAGACTCTACAAGCATTGATGCAGTTCAGAAGATGATGGCTGGATCTAAGGCTGATATGGTTTTTACCGATCCGCCTTATAACATTAATTACTCTGGGACAATGAGTCGAACGACTAAAAACGGGGCTCAGACAAGTCATGTCACGGCTTGTTCGAAATATGATGACATTGAAAACGACAAAATGACGAAAGACAAATTTAATGATTTTATGTCAAACATCCTTGGAAACATAACAACGTTATGCGAAGGGGCTTGGTACATATCGTTTGGATCTCAAACACTTGACCAACTACTTCAACCTCTTAGGAACGCTGGAATGGACTGGAAATCAATTATCATCTGGATGAAAAACCAATCGACCATTTCAGGTAAGGATTATAAATCTCGGTTTGAACCAATTGTTTATGGAAGGTTTAACGAATGTTTCTATGGAGAACGGTATAATGAGGAAGACGTTTGGCAGATACAGAGAACACTAAAAAACGATCTTCACCCAACAATGAAGCCAATTGCTCTTGTTGAAAAAGCAATTTCAAATTCATCGAAGACTGGAAATCTTGTATTAGATCTGTTTGGCGGCAGCGGCAGCACGCTAATTGCTTGCGAGAAAACGGGGCGCAATTGTCGAATGATGGAACTAGACCCAAAATATTGCGATGTAATTGTGCAGAGGTACGTCGATTACTGCAATAAGAACGGGCGAGAGTTTTTGATCAAGAGAAACGGAGAGATGTGCAATGATTTCTCCTAAGTTTTTTCCGCTTGCTTTGATTGTGCTTGACGTATTTGCAGGTGCTATCTATGCAGGAAACGGAGATGTCAGGAAAACTGTTTATTGGATTTCGGCGGCAACATTAACGGCTGCGGTAACGTTCTGATGGCCGCTAAAGGGAAATACTCAAAAGCAATCGTCAGAAAAATATACGATCTCAAAAAGACTGGAGAGTATACCGACGTTGCTATCTGTGATGCCGTTGGTATATGCCAGGACACATTCTATGCGTGGAAGAAAGACGACTCTAAGCCCGAATTTTCAGAGATGCTTAAAAGAGCCGAGGAAGAGGCTTTCAATGCTATCGGCCAAATAGCTAGAAACAGCCTATCAAAAAAGCTGAAGGGTTACGATTACGATGAGACGACAACCGAGGCGAGAAAAGACGCAAGAGGTCGAATAGTTGCGCGGCATATCAAGAGCGTAAAGAAACATATACCCCCTTCAGACACCTGCATCATATTCACACTTAAAAACACAGACCCTGATGTGTTCAAAGACCGGATAGATCATAGCGGAGTCATAAAAAACATCAATGTGGATTGGAAAGACGCTATAAAGAACTTATCAGATGAGGAGCTTGAGGCACTAGATGCTATCACTGCAAAACTTAGTCAATAGCCGCCCAGAAATCATAAGAGAGCGGTGCGAGCGAAAACTTGAAACGTACATTCAGCACGCTTGGCCTATCATCGAGCCTGGAACACCATTTCTAAGTAACTGGCATATAGGGTGCATATCCGAGCATCTTGAGGCATGTTTGTCTGGCCAAATATTGAGACTCATTATCAATATGCCTCCAAGAAACATGAAGTCGATTTGCACTACAGTTAACTTCCCAACGTGGGCTTGGATCAAAGACCCGACGAAACGGATATTTACTGCGTCTTACGCACAAAACCTCAGCACAAAACACAGTATAGATCGTCGTACCATCATACGATCCGAATGGTATCAGAATAATTGGGGGGATCGATACAAACTTAAGGATGACAAAAATCAAAAGATGGAATTCGGAAACAACTATGAGGGAGTTATGATAGCCACCTCTGTTGGCGGATCGGCTACAGGTAAGGGGGGAAGTATCCTAATCGTCGATGACCCTCACAACCCTACTGAGGCTATGAGTGATACCCAGAGACAGCACGCGATCGATTGGTTTAAAAACACATTTTACACACGATTGGATGACAAAAAGACCGGGGTCATCATTGTAGTGATGCAGCGTTTGCACGAAGAGGATTTGACGGGGCACATTCTTCATAATGATGAGCTTTCAGGACAAGGCGATTGGGCACATCTTTGTTTACAGGGTCAAGAAGAGCGCGGATCAACCATTTATTTCCCTATGTCGGGAAAAACCATTGAAAGAAAACCAGGTGATTATCTTTGGCCGGAACGTGAAGGAAGGAAAGAGCACGATCAAGCAAAAGTGATACTTGGTGATTATGGTTACGCTGGACAATATCAGCAAAACCCAAGCCCCGATGAGGGCGGACATTTCAAGAAGTCGTATTGGCGTTTTTGGTGGCCGATTGGCGCGAAAGAGCCTCCAGCAATAAAAGTTAAGCTAGAGGATGGATCATTTCATGAATGCATTCAGATGCAATTGCCGAACGAGATGGAATTGAAAGAGAAGATGTATAGCTGGGACATGTCTTTTAAAGACAAAAAGGATAGCGACTTTGTTGTAGGGCAACTTTGGGCAAGAATAATGGCTAGAAAGTTTTTGCTTGATCAGGTTCGTGGACAATGGTCATTCACTAAGACGCTGGACGAATTCAGGGAATTCTCAAAGCGATACCCATACGTTACTAAATTGGTTGAAGACAAGGCAAATGGTACCGCCATCATGGATGCATGC